ACTTCACGTCGTTCAACGAGTTCATCAATGGTTTCTTTTCCACCTCCATCTACGATATAATGGCCATCTGAGTAAATATCAGTATGGCTAAGAACCACATGAAGTCCCAAGGACCACGGACCAACGGACAATACAAGCAAGGCTATTATCGAGTTTTAAACACCGACAAGTACACGGGTGACCTGACTAAAGTCATCTATCGTAGCTCATGGGAAGCGCAGTTCATGCGTTTCTGTGATACGAATCCCAACATCATTGGTTGGACTTCGGAACCAGACTTGGCTTGTAATTATTACGATCCGCTGTTAAAAAAGATGCGGAAATATTACATTGATTTTGCCATTGTGGCCCAAGATAATGACGGCAACATCAGCAAATGGTTCATCGAAATCAAGCCCAACAAACAGATCGTGCCACCGACCACGCCCAAGCGCATGACCGACAAACAGACGGCCAACTTCTTACACAATGCTAAGGCATATATTGTTAACCAGGCCAAGTTTGAAGCGGCCAAACAGTTTGCGGCCGAACGTGGTTTTAAGTTTGGCATCGTGACCGAAAACTTCTTGTTCAAGGGCGTATAAAATATGAATAACCAAAAATTAGAGCATGCCCTTCGATAAAGAAATATCTTTCTACAAGCGCTGTCAGAACTACGATGGTGTCACACCACAAGCCGATTACTTCCAAGACGTTGCCATTCCCTATCCATTACGGTATCTGCTGCCTGGTCACGTTTTCACGTTTCAATACCTGGATAACGTCGATGAATCGATGATTATTTCCATTCCGGAATACATTCAACCGAAGAAGAACAAGCAAGCCATCATGGCCGCGGGCTTATTAGAACCAAGCTATCTGATCGAACGGCCATACTTTGACTTACGGCCGATCGGCTTGTCATTGCCCAACTTAGGCGTCGACAATCAATCGGAGTACGTGTTAAATCTGAAGATGATGCCGACGTTAGATCGCATCCAAGTTTTAGAACTGATTTACCGCGTTGTCGTGCCATTGATCTTACGAGCCGGTATTGTAGACCATGGCGAGCACGAAGGTGATCTAATCCCATTTCGTGATCGGTTACAGAATGGCAGATACACGCAACCGTTCTTGGGCTTTAAGATGGAGAATCTGACCGGACAATTAGGTCGCGGACTTTATTTCTGGGTCAATAAATACGACAAAAATCGCATGCGCGACGTGAAGGTCATCGATTTTGATCAGCTGCCACGCTTTGGCCAAGCTGATTACTCCGATGATGCTTACACTCGCTTTAATGGTGCAACGCTGCCTGACGTGCAAGCTTTGTACACCTCATACGTAAAAAACACATAACATACATTGGCAGGCTTTTTAAATTCATCCGGTATTCAAGGCGTACGGACCAAGTTAACGGAATTGTCCCGCTTTGGTATGAAGTATGATGATTTGCTATTAAAAAATAGCACGGCCATCGGTTACATTGAGCAACAGATGCGACGCATGGGTAACCTCGGCGGCGCCAATGAAGACTTGATGTCTTATTCGATGGCCTTATCTGACACGACTTCAAGTTTACGCTCTAAATCGATCGCGTTTTTCCAATTGGACTACGTGATCAAACGTGAAAAACTGCGCGAGATTGCCTCGAACGGCGAGATCGAGTTCATCCTCGAAACCATCACCGACGATGCGGTCGTCTTTGACCAAGACAACCGTTTCTGTTATCCCAATGACTTGGTCGGTGAGATGCGCTATAAGGGTAAGAGCAAGGAAGAACGGCTCAAGTACCAAGACAAGATCATCAACAAGTACATCGACAACTTTGAAAAGATTTACACCGCTTGGGGCTTCAACGAAGGCATTTCAGCCTGGCAGTACTTCTATCAATGGTTGATCGAAGGTCACTTGGCTTTTGAGATCATCTATGATAACCCAAGCAATCCACGTGAGATCATCGGCTTTAAGGAGCTAGATCCAGCTTCACTGACGCCACAGGTCGTGAAGGATGCATCCGGTAAGATTTACCTGGAATGGATGCAGAAAGATCAGAACGGGGCTAAGATGCGCACGATGGCCGATTCACAGATCATCTACATCTCTTATGCCAACCACTTCAAGACCAAACGTATTTCGTTCGTTGAACGCTTGGTGCGTTCGTTTAACCTAATGCGTGTCATCGAACACTCGAAGATCATTTGGCACGTGATGAACGCGCCGATCCGTTTGAAGACGACCGTGCCGATCGGTACCAAATCGGTAGCCAAGTCGAAAGAGGACATTCGGGAGTTTACTAACACGTTGAAAGAAGACATCTATTTCGATGGTTCATCTGGTGAATTGAAAGTTGACGGCCGACCAAACATCTTGTTCTACAAGAACTACGTCATGCCAAAGAACGACCGTGGTGAGCAGATCGAGATTGAGGCCTTGGAATACCCTGGTCCAAACTTGTCGGGTTCAGAGATGTTGCGCTATTTTCAAGAGAAGTTGAAGATTGACTCAAAGATCCCATACTCGCGTTGGGATTCTGGCACCGGTGGCGGTTTGTTCACGTTGAACGCTGAGGGTATCTCGCGTGAGGAAATTCGTTACAATAAGTTCATCTCACGTTTGCGTGCCGGTTATAAGGAGCTAATCACGAAACCGCTTTATTTGCAGATGTGTTTGGACTTCAAGGAACTGCAAAGTGACTTTAAGTTCAAGAACGCGATCGGTATCGAGTGGCATAACGACAACGTGTTCGAAGAGATGAAACAAGCTGACTTGACCAACAAACGTCTGTCGACGATCAACTCGATGAAGGCTGTAAAGGGTGACGATAACCAACCGTTCTTCTCGACCGACTATCTGATTAAATCGGTGTTGAAGATGAGCGATGCTGAGTTGGCCAAGAACGAGGATTATAAGAGAAACCGTAAGTTGCCGCAAGCCGATGAGGCTGAAGAAGGTGAAGGCCCAACGTTACCAGAGTACGAACAAGGTACGGCACCAGCACCGCCTGGACCGTCAGCACCCGAAACGACGCCCGGTCAAGAGACTGGTGGATCAGAAGCCGGTGGCCCTGGAGCACTTTAATGATATTCCAATTAATAAAAAAGGAGAGCATTTGCTCTCCTTTTCTTTTACATGACTTTATCTTGTTTATCGTTGAACATGTTAAGACCCTCGTTTTCTTCGTCATAATATTCGTCGTCAAAGTCGTCATCCATGTCGATGCTGATAGGTTCTAACACCAAACCATCTTCGTGCATGTCACCTAAATCGTAGGTTTTAATTAATGGATTGCCGGGTTTGATGTGGCGTAATTCTTTTTGTAGCATATGTTTGTAGATCCGATCGCGGGCTGACTGTTCTTCCGTATTTTCACCAGCTTTATGCATGCCATTGATCTTGATGGTAACTGGTAACAACACATGTTTGCTCAACGCATCTTTAAAGATGCTGCCGACCGTGGCTAAGATACGAAACGAATCGTTTTCCCGCGTCATGGTATCAAACCAACCATTTTTAGTTTTGAAATTAAATTCGTACTGCGACTTGTTTGGGGCAATGATGAGCGTGACATCATATTCCTTACCACCCGCGCTTTTAAATTCGTATTCTAGGTTATAAACGCCGTCATCGCCTTTACCGACATGATCCAATCGATATGGATAGGCCGATTTGGTATCGATGGCTTCGTTAACAAACTGTTCAAATAATTTAACGTGTTTCATTGTTTGTTTTAAATTTATTGAGCATTCGACTGATTATGCCCTTTGGTACAAGTTTAAAACCTTGATGACCTAGATCAACGTATCTATAATTTGGCAAAAGATGTAAACGACTATGTGCCATGCGTTTATAGATTTGATCACGTTTTAACGTTGAAGTTCTGTTTTCTGTTGATTCTGGCATACTCATTACCAGTATGGGAATTCTTTGTATTTTTCCATTCACCCCTTTGACCGTATCGATTAATATTTTGATGACGGTTGCAAAGACCCTAAAAGATTCACCTTTATTGGTCGTTTTGGTAAAGCCCGCATGTTTAGAATTAAAAGCAATTTCGT